TTCCGATGTAGCGGCATTTGCCTCAGAAGTTGCCGCCGCTGCAGCCGAGGCAGATGCATCAGTAGCAGAGCCTAATACGCCATCTACATATGATTTGTTAGTCGCATGGTCATTAGCTGTTGGTGTAGCCAAGCCAGTGATGTTGTTGGAACCCATTGCAAGGTTACCAGACATACTGTCGCCAGTTTTCGTAACCTGTAATGCGTCCTGCGTATCAACGTAATTCTTCGTAGCAGCGTCCTGTGCAGCCGTAGGATCGCCAAGACCAGTGATCTTAGACGTACCCATAGCGATTGCACCTGTCATGGTGCCGCCAGCTAGAGGTAGCTTAGTCGCAATGCTATCTGTAACAGTTGTAGCAAAGTCTGGATCATCGCCCAGCGCAGCCGCTAATTCATTCAGCGTATCCAGTGTTCCTGGTGCGCTATCTACTAGGTTAGCGAGAGAAGTATCGACATAGCCTTTTGTAGCCGCATCATTCGTATTTGTTGGGCTGGTAAGGTTAGTGATTGTAGCAGTTGTACCTGCATTCATGTTCAACGTACCGTCGATGGTTACGTTGTTGAATGAAGACGATCCGCTAGATGTTACATTGCCTGTTAGGTTACCAGTTACGTTTCCTGTAACATCTCCTGTGACGTTGCCCGTTACGTTACCTGTTACATCACCCGTAATGTCGCCTGTGATACCGCCTGAAGCAGAAAGCGTGGTAAATGCACCGCTGGATGTCGTTGTGGCACCGATAGTCGTCCCGTCGATTGCACCGCCATCAATGTTAACGGATGCAAGTGTTGCCTGACCAGTAGACTGCAGCGTAGTAAACTTACCTGTCGTATGGCTAGTAGCACCAATAGTCGTACCAGCAATAGCACCACCATTAATATCAACAGTAGTTAGCGTTGATGTACCTGTAGCTGTTAGGCTAGTGACTGTAGCAGGTGCAGAGGATGTGCCTCCAATTGTTACACCGTCTAACGTACCGCCATTAATATCGGCTGTAGCTGCAGTCAGGCTTGTGTTTGCATTTAGTGTAGTAAACGTACCCGCTGCAGGTGATGCAGAACCAATTACTGCCCCATCAATAGCACCAGAGTTTAGGTCTACAGACGTAATAGTTGTGGTGCCTGTAGCAGACAAGTTGGCTACAGTTGCGTCACCTGTAACGCCCAGTGTGCCTGTAAGTGTTGTGTTACCAGTAACCTCTAGATTACCAATGATGCCTGCATTTTCGTCTACATCAAGAGTATCTACATGCGCTGTACCATCTAGGTATAAATCACGCCATTCTTTTGTAGCTGTACCAAGATCATAAGCATTTGTTGTGCTAGGCGTGATTGCAGAGATTACTTCACCAGAGAATGTAATATTATCTGTGTCTGCATCACCTAAAGTAACATTACCATTTAGCAGAGTAGTGCCAACCACCTGCAATGTGCTGTTTAGTGTGGTAGCACCTGAAACTGCCAGTGTACCGCCGATAGCTGCGTTACCTGATGCAGAGATACCACCAGACAAATACAAATCTTGGAAGCGAACACTTGGTGTACCAAGGTCAATAGTGTCATGGGCAATAGGCTCAATCTTGTTAGAACTAATAATCTGTACCAGTTCACGCCAAACGGCTGCGTTAGACGTATTGCCTACACAGATGAACACTCGACCAGTGTTAATGTTTTCCCACATAGACCCTGGGGCATAACCTGCTACCGCATCATCTGTAGCTAGTGGGTTTGTAGTAGCAGCAAAGTTATTCTTACCGCCGATACCGCCATGAACTGCAGGAAGAAATCCTGTTACCGAAGTGGTAAGATCAATCTTAGGAGCATTACCTGTGGTGCCATCATGCGAGTGGCCTGTGCTTCCATTGAAAGCATCAGCAAGCTGGTTAAATTCAGCCGTAAGTGGCGGTGCTGTAATATCTTCACCGTTGATGATCGATGCGATACTCTGGCGTGTATAACCTGCCATGTTTATCTTCTCCCTGCGGTAGAATATTCAAAGACGATCCCTTGGATTGAGTAGGGTTCAAAATTTCCTACCGTCACATACGTCGCTTTAATTGAGAAACCCGACCCTTGAATATCTGAGGTCATGATTGGTTTAGACGAACCCCCGTAGACCACGTTGGCCCCGTTGTAGGTAATATTTCGGCCCCCAAATACTGTGGGACCACCTTCTGATGCTTGGCTATATGTTGAAGGTCTTGCAGTGTTGTAATCACCCCAATCGAAAGCTACGGAAAGGTTCATTTCCAGAGGGCCTTCAGCACGGATGAATGTGTTGATCTTGCGTAGAACTTTACGTTCTTCAGTTTCACCAAAGTCTAGGTATGGCGTTGCGTATACTGCAACAATGTCTGCGCCGTTAAATGTGGTGTTACGTTCCTGTCGATAGACCTTACCGTCGTAATCACCATGAAGAACAAACTCTTCAGTACCAATATAATCAGACGTGGCGCAGGAAGCACGGATACCTAGTAGCTCACCAAACTCCCAAGAGATAGAACCTGTACTGTCTGATAGACCACCGATGATACCTAAACTGTCTGGGGTATCAATTGTATCATCGCCAACAAAGTATCTAATCTGCGACTTGGAACGGATAACAACACCGTTAATCGTATCCATATCAAAGTTCTGGATCGTGTTAACCAGTAGACCTTGAATAGACTTAGAAACTGTTTCTAGTTCAACGTCACCAATACGGGCTGTACCTGCAACTGGACGGAAACCATCTGGTGCTAGGAACATCAAGTCGCCGCCAATCTCAAGCACACTATCACGGGAAATACATCCGACGTTAGCTGTAACCTGATCTGTTACAAAACCTGATGTAACATCTGCCGCTACTTTCTTAATCCCGTTGCTACCGAATACAAATAGGTTGTCACGGAAAGGTTTAATCTGAATGACATCAAAGCCTGCAGCTAATTGTCCCGCCGCATTGGCATTAGTAAAGTCATAATACCCATAAGGGGATGCACTGTTAGTAGGTGCAGAGTGAGCAATTGTCGCTCTATTAGTTTCATCACCTGCTAGGAATAGATGGTTAGCAAATACGTCTACAAGCGCAGGTGCATCTAGACACTGATCGCCACCACCTGTGTTTGTTGTGTGGCCTGCATCAGCGGGGTTACCCCCTGTGCCTGTTGATCTTAGTTCTTCCCAGTGCTGACCGTCATAAACAATGGCAGGGTTAACACCGTCTACAAAACAAATACGGTTACCTGTACCAAAGTTAAAAGATACGTGACGAAGCTTTTCAACAGTACGAACACCATCTGTCGTGTTTCTTACAATACTGTGATCTAGGGTAAAGGGCCTCCAACCAATTAATGGAGTGTAGTAGTAGAAGCTATACGTCGTAGCACCTACGTCCTTACGGGCAGCAATGATCTTTGTGAGGTTAGAAACATCATCTTTAAAGATTGCTAATCCTAGTACCTTACCCTCTGCGCTACCTGCGTTGTTAACGTCATCTACTTCAGGATAGTCAGCGTCATAAAGTTCAAAGCCCTCAACACGTCTATAGCCACCAAACAACGAAGGTTCGTAGTTCACCAGACGGGTTGCAGCCCCAGGCTTGTTGTCTGAAAGGTCTAAGTGATTCTCGTTTGAGTTAAGACCGCCAGAGCATATGACTTTGAAACTATCAATGCGGTCTGCCATTAAAATTTGACCCTTGTATCACTGATGTACTGGTAGTTGTTGATGTACAAAGTCTGAAGGTCTTTGATACCTTGCTGGAAAGCAGTAAAGGCAGCACTTGCCGCCTCAAGGTTATCTTTGAACATGTAGAGGTGATAGATCGCACCATCTACGATTACCGTATCAAAACTTTCAGGAATGCGGGTTACATCTGTAGCCGCTGTTAGGTCACTGTAGTTTTGATAGTATCTAAATCTAACTGTGTAGGCCTTATCTGGGGAAGGCGAAACACCAAAGCCATTACCGTGGCTAGGAAAGACAAAATCAGGAACAGCACGTCCTGCGCTTCCTGCTTCGTAATCATCATCACGATAGTCTCTATACCATTCATCACGGTCTATAGATTTTAAAGTCTTATAGGTGACTGCTAGGCTATCATCTTTTTGTATCTGGAAACTGTTCCAATCAGATACCTTAAAATAATCAGGCCATGTGTATTCTGTCTGTCCTGCAGTCAGGACTTGCGTGTGTTCTGCAGCATTGAAAGGCCAACCATATTCTGCTTGGTTTACTTTAGCTATAGCTGCCTTAACCGCATCTTTAACTAGGGCCTGAACACCACGTACAGTAGGAAAATCGTCTGCAGAGATTTCCACCTCATTCAGACGACGCAAAGTTTTATTGCAAAGATCAATATAACTAGATGGCATTACATACCCCTAAATAGAGTGAAGGGGCAAGCCGAAGCCTGCCCCCGAAGGCAATTAAGCCAAGTTGTAGTTCGCTGTGATAAGGCCTTCTGGGCGCAAGATTTTGCGACCATAAAGCTGCATACCACGGACGATGTCTGCGAATGTGTCTGGTGAACGGAAAGATTCAGTCTTTGCGATCTGATCCGCTACCGCTACCGCACTGTCGTGACCTGCAACAACTACACCGTAGTTTGTTTCAGAACCTGCAGATGCAGATGTACCTGCGCCTGTACCTTCGTATGGAAGGTTGTTTGAAGTGTAGACACGGAAGCCACGGATGGTGCCTGGAAGACGACCATTGCGTACTTCACCTTCTCCACCGTAGTCACCATTGACCAATTTTGCGTCTTCATCCATTAGGATTTCTTTGAAGACAGGGTCAACAACAACCCAACGACCATCTGTATCAACATTAGCTGCGTCTAGTAGACGTGCCATACGGTTTAGGACTGCTAGAGGTGAAGTGATTGCACCTGCACCGCCGCCTGCAGCAACTGGGATAGATGTTACTTCTGCATCAACACCAAGATCGCTGCCACCAAATGAGGTGATATCGAGTTTGTGTGCCGCAAGTAATTCGTCGTTTCCTGCATTTGTGTCGGCTTTTGACCCGCCTGTGTCTAGTGCAGTACGACGACCCCATGCAGAACCTGACCAATCCCAACCTGACATGTAGCCAAGGATTTCACGGTCAAACGCATCACGTAGTTTGAAACCCGCACGATCTGTCGCCAAATCGATGAAGTTTACGTGTGAGTGCGCTTCTTCGATGTCATCCATTGCAAACTGGAAGTAGTTCGCTTCAGTGATGACCATTGTGAAGTCTGCGTCTGTTAGGTCTTGTGTCGCAAGAGTTGTACCACGGGCATATGTATTGATCGTGATATCTGGCTCTTTGATGATCTTAACACTATCTCCCATGTTGGCGATTTCGCCGCTATAGTCAGTGTTTGTGACATCTTCTACAACAGAAGAGTTACGGAAAGCTTTTTGAACTTTCTTAGAGTAGATTACTGGCGAGAAATTGCCGTTGGGCAAGTTGCCATAACCTGATGCTACTGGAAATGCCATTTTATGTCTCCTTTGTGAAATGGCTAGAAGCTTTCGCTTCGGTCAGAACACAGAAGAGGACTCTGAGTGGCAGTATGGAGTAGAGGGTGCGTATACACTGCCGTATATACGGGCCTCGCCATACTGGTGGACTATTGTCGTATTTCTTCTGGAAAAAAGGACTATAGGGGTGGTCTAAGTCGAGGCCCTATTTCCTGTTTAGAGATTGAAGAAACAACCTCATCATAGTCTTTATTAAAAGACTAAGAAAAACCTGTTACTATAATCATTATAACATTTTTACAGCCAACAGTAAATGGTCTTTATTATCTACTGTTGGCTTTTTTCTTATCGTGCTGCGCCTGATACGTCGTAAACGAAAGCACCTGTGCGCATTGCTTCCAAGATAGCGTCTTCATTCTTCTCGTAATCACGATCAGACATCGCTGCTACTTGGCTTTCAGAAAACTTAGCCTTGCCGCCTTGTGGGCTAGGTGACGTGCTAGATGTACGCCCTACTGCTTGTGCTGCAGACTTAGGGTTAGCGGCAGTTTTACGCTTACCTGTATCTGCTTTGTACAAATCAATTGCACGAGATGCAGCCTGTGCGTCTGTATTGTTTTTATACAGTGCGTCCTGAATATACATTGGCTGTAAGGCTACCCATTCATGGAAGGCGGGGTCTTGCCGTATCTGCCCAAAGTCAGGATGTAGCTTCATAAGCTGTTGTTCAGCCTCACGGCGTGTCAGACTTGTCTCAATTTGCTCAAGACGCTTCTCACCATTCTTGAGATGTTCAGCAACTTCGTTTGCACGTTTACGAGCAATTGTGTCTACGATCTTTGCAACGTCTGGGTATTTCTTAGACCATTGCTCAATCTCTTCATCAGTCTTGGGAAACTTAATCTGTCCCCTAGCAGCCGTATCAAGTTGATTTTTAATATTCTCAATCTCTTGATCTTTTTGCTGCATTAGCTGTTGCATATGGCGACGCAGGTCACCGTAACGCTTTTTAAACGATGCTTCTTCACCGTCTTGGGTTTCAGGTCCGTCTTGTTGTACGCCCTGAGTTTTTGATAGTTCTTCACTATAAGACAGTTCATCGTCTGCCTGATCTGCACGTTTATATCTTGCCATGATTTTTCCTTGGGGGCCGTATACGGGTAGCCCAATAAGTTTACGAGATGAACGCTACCTTTTTAGGTTTCATCATCCCATACAGCGAAGTCTTCGTGCCGTATTCACTTTCCTGATATTCTTCAGTTTCATTGACTTCGGGTTCTTCTTCAGTAACCTCCACAGACGCTACCTCTACCTCATTACCTTCTGGGGTTTCGGTAACCTCTTCAGCCTCTTCCACCTCTTCCTCTACGCTTCCTTCTTCGTCCACGTATTGGATAAGCCCATCAGCATACATGCTCATGAGGCCCATTTTTGCTTCGGCTTCCATATCCATGATATGCTTCAAGCCGTGCCACTTAACGACATCTGCAGGCAGAACGTATTCGCCTTCAGAAATCATAATCTCAATATCATCACGCACATTCTCTGCGCTTGATCCGATAGGAATTTCGTTACCAGATACAGGATCAGTCATAAGACCATCATCACAACCACAAGGCATACCGCCGTGGTACATGCCGATCTTCTCTTCAGCTTCTGGATCATCATCCATCATAGCTTTCTGGACTGCTTCACCCCGTGCTTGCTCATAAGGTGTTATTTCATTGTTATCGTCTAAATCGGCTGCGTTGCGATCTAGTTGGAATTTCTTGTTAGCCATCTCTTCGCCTTCCTCAGTTTCAATACCCTTACGGGCAACGGCTAAACCGCCTAATGCAAAGCCTTCTTTATATTTTTGAACAATAGGGCCTGTATCGATACC